ATGAAAGATAATATAAATACAGATAAGAATGTCCGTTTTAAACGTCACAAGGACGCTCGTTGGTTTAACGTTTTAAATCCAACAATGGCTTTGGAAGAAGACCGTTGGAGAAAGTTTACTCAGAAAGGCTTAGCATTCTTCTTTGGTGATAAGATTGTGCATGATTACGTCACAGAAATGATCCAATGGGAACTGAAGCGCTTTGCAATTCGGGCAGAACGAGAAACCGAGCCGAGTGTGCGCTTCTTTCGACAATCTTTTAACGCCTTCACTATATGGATGGAGCTGATGAACTCCCACATTCATCACGGAGACTGTCAACGACTGACGACTGTATCGTCAATCATTGATAAGTACGGAATTTCTCGAAACACAGTAAAACGTATATTAGCGCAAGCAATTGAAGCTGGCTGGGCGACAGAATATCAGCCGACAGAAGACTGTCCTTGTATTCACTATGAAGCCACAGAGCAGTGTATGCTTGAGTTTTTTAAACGTGTGAAACGAGAAAGCACACTTTTCGATGATAGTTTCCACCAAACATCACTAGCATTCCAGAAGCTTCTGGACTTTGAAAAGTATATTGAAGATAAACGACACATAGGTTGATTTAGCGTCAACGACTGACACCGGAAGTGTCAACTATGGATACTTCCCACAGTAACCTCTCTGGTCTAAAATAAGGCCAGTGAGGTTTTTTATTTCTATAATCGTTAAGACGCTCAGACTGTCTCAAATCGTCTGTTTATTCATAGGTCAACTCCATGGCGACCTATAAAGTATACTAATGATTAAACGGGAGCAGAAATGGGTATAGCAACGAATAACTATAGAGAACTTGAGAGAACTCAGGTCGACAGAGAGCAGAGTATGCTGAATGAGGGCCGTGAGAGGTACCACAGACGTAACGATCAGCAGCATCCTTCAAACAGAAACGTAGAACACTCCTTAGTGACTAATGCTATCGAGAGAGTCTCTACAGAGATAACTAGAGCTATTAAAGAAGAAGAGCATAGACTAGGCAAAAGATGCACTAGTTTCAAAAGTGAATGGTTTGATGACTTAGTTTTGCTAGATGCGGATATCTTAGCTTACATAAGTTTAAACCAATGTTTTAATCATGCGAGTATTAAGAATACCTTTACTCAGACCTTGGTTGCAATTGGGACTAGGGTAGAGCTTGAGGTTTGGTCGGCTGGCTTAAGAGAGTTCGATAGGCACATAGGTAAACTTGTGACGAACCAGGCTACCTCTGGTCACTCTAGTTTTGAATACCGAAGGAGGAATGCCCTAAGAGCTGCCTCCAAGTTTGGCTACCAGAGGGACAAATGGACAAGGAAGAAGAAGGTCAAATGTGCATCAGTATTGCTTAATGCAGTGTTGTCGCATTCTGATCTCTTTGAGATCTTTGAGACAGGTAGCTTTAAAGATACTAAGAGGTTTGTCGTATTAACTGATGTTGCTTACGAGTTAGTAAAGGATGGGAACTTTGATGCCTCTTTTACAGAGCCAATGTTCTCAACTATGGTATGCCCTCCTAGACCATGGGTATCGACGTCCACTGGTTGTTACTTAGATCCGGCACTCAATCAGACGGTTCCATTAGTCAGGCAAGCATCTAAAGCTCAAATGAAAGCAATTAAGCACGACTTTGATCAATGTGCATCTGGAGAAGTACCTAAGTATATCAAAGCTCTTAATATACTCCAGGCTACACCTCTTCAGATTAACAAGACAGTCTTAGAAACAGTGGTCTGGTGTTGGGAGGGATCTAAGAAGTTTGGCTCGTTCCCCAGTTCTGAAGAGTTGCCCAAGCCAGAGAAGTTGAGTGATGAAGTCTGGGCTAGTCTTACCGACAATCAAAAGGCAGCTAAGCGTCAGGATGGTCGAGATTGGAGACAGAACGTCCTCGATGTCAAAGCAAGCCAATGCATTATGCAACAGACCCTAGCGACCTCTAAAGAGATGCTAGGTTACGATAGATTCTACTTACCTTGGAACTTTGATTTCAGAGGCCGGTTGTACCCAGTTTCAATCTTTAACTATCATCGAGACGACTGTGTAAAAGCTCAGTTTCAGTTTGCTGATGGTAAACCCCTGGGAGAGTATGGAGCAGCTTGGCTTATGATCCATTTAGCAAACGTAGGTGATTTCAATAAGATATCAAAGCAACCTCTCCAAGAGAGAGTAAGGTGGGTTGAAGACAACCAAGCGATGATAGAGAAGGTTGGTCGATACCCGAAAGAGAGCTTTGAGATCTGGAAGAAAGCCGACAAGCCTTTTCAGTTTATCGCAGCTTGTGAAGCTTACTGTGGTTACCTTGACGAGGGTGATAGCTATGTCTGTCACATAGCACCTAGTCTCGATGGTACGAACTCTGGCACACAACACTATGCAGCTATCCTTAGATCTAAAAAGGATGGAGCGATGGTAAACCTTACCAAGTCAAATGAAGTCCAGGATATCTATAAGATTGTAGCTGATGCCGTTACCTCCAGAATAAAGACCGAGAAGTCTGAGTTTAAGAAGAGGTGGTTAGACTACAAGATAAGCCGAAGTGTAACCAAAAGAAACACAATGGTTTATTCATACTCATCCACACCAATTGGTATGTCGAACCAACTACAAGAGGACCTTATGGATAAACTCCAGAAGGATAAGATGTATGGCCTTATCAAAGACCATCCTTTCGGCGACAGCGTTAGTCAAAAGAAACACTGTAACTGGTTGGCTAATATCAATTACGAGGAGATAGGTAAGATCTTAAGTTCAGTTCGGGACGGTATGAAGTTCCTCCAGGCAGCTGCTCACACACTCGCTCTTGAAAACAAGAGTTGTCGTTGGAGATCCCCATCTGGCTTTCCAGCCGTCCAGAACTATACAAAGTGGACTAAGACGAAGGTACGCATCTATTTGTATGATCGAGAAGCCAAGATTAACAAGCGATCTCAGGTTACCGTCAAAGGACCAGAACCAACTAAAACTGACAGTCGAAAAGCGAAGTCGTCTATAGCTGCTAACTGGATTCATAGTTGTGATGCAGCTCACATGGTTAATACAATATTACTGTCGTATGAGCATGGTCTTAGAGACTTTATGGTGATCCATGATAGCTTCGCTACAACGGCCTGTAACACCATTGATTTGTTCCAGATAGTCAGAGAGGCATTCGTCAGCCAATACACCGGTGAGTGCCCCTTAGAGAGCTTCTTAGAGGGTGTCAGGCAGCAGTTAAATGACCCTACTGATGCAAGGCTTTTAGAAGTACCTCCAAAGGGTGATTTAGACATCTATGAGGTCTTAGAAAGCGACTACTGTTTCAGTTAAAAACTCCATGGTCACCTATAAAGTATATACAATTCTGTATTGCTCCAAATGGAAACCAAAGGAGACAGCCAAGATGGCTAACACTAAACCTAAATTTCAAACTGACTTAGGATATGTCAGATACGTTTACCTTAACCGAAAGGACACTGAGTTCAAAGAGGACGGTGAATACAAAGTCCAAATCAACCAGGACAAGAAAGCTGCCGAAGCTTTAAAAACCAGAGTCTTTGAGGCAATCAAAGAAGCCGGCATGGATGGCAATAAGAAGATCCAGCTGCCCTGGCAAACAGGAGCTGGTGCCGACATTGTTGATGATGAAGGAAAGCTCTTCTTTAAATGTCGAAGTGCCTACGATCCAAAGTTCTACGATAAGGATGGAAACCCTATCTTAATGAGTAAGGTCCCAGCTATCTGGGCTGGTTCAGTTCTGAGAATAGGTGGGTACATCAATGTCTACAAAAACAGTGGTAACGCTGGGGCTAGTCTACTGATTAACAAAGTCCAAATATCTTCTATTGTTCAAAGCGCTGACGATGGCTTTGATGCCGTAGATGGAGAGTTCATAGGTGACCTCGATGAGGGCATGGATGAGATCGAAGACGCAGCGAGGTTTTAGGAGCGGATTAGAGGACAAGATAGCTGAGCAAATTAAGATAGCTGGCCTTAGTGTCCTCTATGAAACCGACAAGATCAATTATGTCGTCCCGGCAAGATCAGCGAAATACACTCCTGATTTCAGGCTAGGTAACTTCTATGTCGAGACTAAAGGTCTATGGACAACCCAAGACAGGCATAAGCACCTGTTAATCAAAGACCAACACCCTGACATAGATATAAGGTTTGTCTTTTCCAACCAGAACGCGAAACTCTATAAGGGTTCCCCGACTTCTTATGCGATGTATTGTGAAAAACACGGGTTCATATACTCACATAAGTGGATTCCGGAGAACTGGTTGGAAGAGGCAAGGAATACACCAAAATAAGGAAAGGCAAGAGAGCAGCCTACTACTGGGTCACCTTCATGGGTGGCCCTTTTTTATTATCAAATGGGAGAGCATATGTTACAAGAATTAGAAAGCGACAGTGAGTTCGTAACGCATACGCCATGTGAAAAATGCGGCAGCAGCGACGCCAACAGTCTGTACACAGATGGACATACTTACTGCTTCAGCTGCCAGGCTCATGTCCAAGGTCAAGAAGAGGCTGGTAGCTTCGATGTGTTCGAAGATCCAACTATCGATCTTATTGAAGGCTCCTGGACTAACTTAGATAGCCGTAAGATCTCCTATCAAACCTGTAAGAAGTTCGACTATCGCGTTGGGCAATACAAAGGCAAGGCTGTGCAGATTGCAAACTATCGCAATGACAAGGGTCAGGTTGTCGCTCAAAAGATCAGAGACAAAGACAAGAACTTCTCCATCCTCGGTAATGGCAAAGGCATGACGCTATTTGGCAGCCACAGATGGCGAACAGGTAAAAAGATAATCATTTGCGAAGGTGAAATAGACGCCATGAGCGTGGCACAAGTCATAAAATCTCCCTCATGGGCTTGTGTCTCATTACCTAATGGTGCTCCCTCCGCGAAAAAGTCGATCAAGAGAAACTGGGATTACCTCCTCGGTTTTGAAGAGATCGTCTTATGCTTTGATCAGGATGAGCCTGGTCAAGCAGCTGCACAGGAATGTGCAGAAGTTCTCCCCCTCGGTAAAACATCAATTGTGACTCTCCCACACAATCATGATGCCAACGAACTGTTGGTCCGAGGGGAAGAACATGAATTAGTCAAAGCCATCTTTAATGCAAAGCCTTATAGGCCGGATGGTGTAATAGCCGCACTAGATCTCAGATCCGAGATTGCACAGACCGACGCGGCTTCGGACGTTTGCTACCCATTTGCTAGGCTCAACGAGATTTCGAAGGGCTTAAGAACGAGTAGCCTCGTGACAATCGCAGCCGGATCTGGGGTCGGTAAATCAACCTTAGTTCGAGAGATCTTCTACCACCTTCACCGCCAGAACCAGAAGTGCGGTATGATCATGCTGGAAGAGACAACTAAGAGGACACTACAGGGCCTCGTTGGCCTTCACCTCAATAAGAACATTACTGTCGACTACGAGGCTGCCACTGAAGATGAAATCAAAGGTGGCTTCGATGATCTCTTTACCCAAGACCATCAGATCTATCTCTATGATCACTGGGGCAGCAATGACTTTGAGACAATCTTAAACCGCATCAGATACATGGCCCAGGTACTCGAATGTAA